AATGGCGGCGCAGCCAATGGCACTGGGTCTCCAGGGCCAGGAAATATCGGCACATCGAACGCAGGTGGCCCAGGCGGCCCAGGTGGCTCAGGTCTCCCAAGTGGACCAGGTGGCGCGGGCGGCGCGGGCGGCGGGCCCGGTCTTGACGGAAGTCCCGGATTGCAGGGAAACACATTGATCGACGGTGGCACTGGCGGTTTGTCCGGCTCGGCAATCGATGGCGTAAGCTTCGTGACCGTGACGGCGGGCCCCGGCGATATCCGCGGCTCTCAAATTAATTAGGACATCCAGATCATGGCTCTAGCACGATGCAATCTCGTCATCACGGATGAGAGCGGCGATATCGTCGATGGTGCAACCGTCGAGGTGCGTCGGGAATCCGATCTGGGATTGCCGGCGTTGTTTTCCGACCGCGCAGGCATCGCCTCGCTGGGGAATTCATATGTCGCGGCCGATGGCGCCGACGCTGGGTTCTATGTCGCCGGCGGGTCCTACAAGATCACGGCGACACTTGGCGCGTTCGCGCGCACTTGGCGCTATGTGGCTATTGGCACTGCCGCTGAATTTGATTCCAGCGCTTTCGCTCCGGCGATCGATGCGTTGGCGCCGTGGGCTAATGCCTTCTTTGCGGCGACCGCCGTCATTACCTTTGGTGCTGCTGATGTAACCGTCACGCATTCCACTAATGCATTGGCGTTTGCCGGGGCGTCCAGCGGTTATTCGTTCGATTCGCTGATCCAGGTTCCGCGGCTGGTCGGCGGCTCTGGCGCGGCATCCACGCTCACGATCGACGCCACGTTGGGCACCGGACTGACCGACAAGATATTGTTTCGGACCGGCGCCCAAGTCCAGATGGCGTCGATGGAGACCGCGCCGCGTACCGGCGGCGTCGCCATCATGGGTCTCATCACGCCCGGCTCCGGCTACACCAACGGCACCTATAACGGCGTAGCGCTAACCGGCGGCACCGGCACGGGCGCCACCGCCAACATTACGGTAGCGGGCGGCGTCGTCACGGTCGCGACCATCGTTGCCGGCGGTTCCGGCTATACGTTCGGCGACAGCCTGTCGGCGGCGGCGGCTTCCATCGGCGGCACCGGCACGGGCTTCGCGGTCCAGGCCGGCGTCGGCAACAGCTATACGCCCGTGAGCGGCTCGCCGCAGGGCTTCTATCATTCAAATGTCGGCGGCGCCGATAACGTCCGTGCGTTGTCGAGTACCATGTTCGATATCCCCGGCATCAGCCCGCTGCCGGCCGCCGGACAAATGTTCTTGATGGCGAACTATGCCGACTCATCGCCCGGCAACATATCAAATCTTTACGCAGTCGCATGGAACAGTGGCAACCGATATACGGCCGCGATCACCGGCATTGCGGCGTCGTTAACCGGGTCAACTGGAATCAATCTTTGGGGTGCACAGTTCTCCGCTGTTGCCTATGGCACCGCAGGCGGGGTGCTCACCGGTATTAATTGCCAATGCGACTTTGGCAGTAGTTCGATCATCGCAATTCCGCTGCAGCTCAAACTTGGCGACTCTGGCAGCGGCGGCACTCATGCCGGTAATTCCTTCATTTCCATGTTGGCCGATGCTGGGCGCGGCGCCTTGAACGCGCTGCGCTTTCAGGCCAATTCAACATCGCCAATCGATTCGACTGGCGCCATGATGCAGATTGAAGGCGCCAACCTGTCCTGCGCCTTGGGTATTGACATCAGCACTGGCACCTTCAGCACGGCGGCGTTCAGGTCGCCGGGATTCATCGTCGGGCCTACCGGAACCTTCGGCTACAACACGGGAGCCGGTGGGACCGTCACGCAGATCACCAACCGCACAACCGCTGTCACGCTCAACAAACCGAGCGGCGCAATCACGACACATAATGCGTCATTGGCGGCTGGTGCGACTGCCAGATTCACGTGCATTAATTCCCATGTCGCTGCGACAGATACGGTGTTGCCTTCAATCAAGTCCGGCACCACGACCGATCAGACGGATGTTAAAATCGAAAATGTAGCGGCTGGGACATTCGATATCGTGGTGGCCAATCGACATGCATCTACGGCGGAGACCGGCGCTATTGTGATTAATTTCAACGTAATCAAGGCGGTGATTTCGTAGGCGGCTCTGGCCGGGAGATTCGCGCGGCGCCGGCCAGTACCACCGACGCGCCGGCAGCCACCAGCGCGCAACCCCATCCGGCCAGCAGATAGCCGCCGATCGTGGCTACGAACGCGCCGACGACACACACGCCGATGGCAATGCTTAAATTCTCATCGATGATTTCGTCGTCGGCAATCAGCTTCGGCGGCGGCGCTTCGAGCATAGCTGGTGCTCCCGTGAGTTGAGTTGCTACAATTCTACTCGGCCCAGGCGGTCCCGCCTAGGGCCGTCGTGCGGTTATTTCAGGAGCCACCCCATGAAGCTGACCACCGGCATCATCCATGATTTCTATGCAAAGGCGTCGATGCTCGAAAAAGACGATGCCGTGAAATTATCGGGCGAGATCCGCTTCAAGATTGGGCTTAACCTCAACCGCATGCGCGAGATCGCGGCGGTCTATGAGCTTTCCCGCAACAGAAGTATGGCTGACATCTACAAGGCTAATCGTGAACTTGAACCGAAAGACCGCCGCAGCGATCCTGAGTTGCAAGCTGATTTCATGGACATGAACGCAAAATTGCGTGCCATCGAGCACGACCTCAATCTCAAGACCATCCTGAAGGGCGATCTTCGACTCGACGACAATCCAAAGATCGGCGGCAGCGTGATCGAGGTGCTGATCCCGTTCATGGATGGAATCGAGTGATGCGGGCGATTCTTGGCCTCCTGTTGGCCTGTTGGATTGTGCCTACATTGGCCCGCGACGACGGCCGCTATGCGCAATCGCCGTTCAAACAGTGGTTCGAAAACCTGCAGAACCAGAACGGCGTCAACTGCTGTTCCGGCGCCGACGGCTTCCGGGTCGAGGATCCCGATTGGGGTATCGATGAGGCCGGCTATTGGGTGCGGCTCGACGGTGCGCTCCATCGGATCGAGCCGCAATTCCTGGTCAAGGACCGCAACCGCGTCGGCTACGCGATCGTCTGGCCCTATGTGGCGGATGGCAAGACCTTGGTCCGCTGCTTCATGCCGGGCGCGACCAGCTGAAATTCAATTTCCGTTTTGAGGTTGTAAAATGCCCGACACGATTCCGCCGTGGCTCGCGACCATGCGCGCCATCACCGGCACGGAGGAATATGCCGGCGGCGCGGATAATCCGATCATCATCGGGTGGCGCAATGAGATCGCGCACAAATTCCCGGAAATGGCGGACTACTGCCGGAACTACACCCATGATGAGATTCCATGGTGTGGGCTGACTGTCGCCTACGTGATGGCGCACAATGGCATCCGGCCTGTATTTGGCTCGGCGGACACCGACAAATTTCTGTGGGCGCAGGCATGGAAGCAATTTGGGACGAATGCAACAGCAGCCCAGCCGGGCGATATGCTGGTGTTCCCGCGCCATGTGACGCTTTTCGAGCGTCAGGAGGGCGACCGCTTCATCGGTCGCGGCGGCAATCAAAGCGACAGCGTCAAGGAATCGTCCTATCCAATCCATGAATGCGAAGCGATCCGGCGGCCGCCGGCACGCGCGATTGTCGGAGTTCCGAAGCCGCCGCGCCGGTTCGAGAACATCTGGGCGACGGTCTTCTCCGACGATTCGGTCGCCTATCCGGATGTGGCGCCGGGCTGGAGCGAGCGGTCGGGCGTGGCGCTGCCGGCGTGGTTTGCCGGCAAGCGCCCGCAAGTGCGCGTGTTCAATGCCGCAAACGGACTGTCGGTTGTCTGCGAGATCATCGATCAGGGCCCGTGGAACTACACCTCGAAGATGTCCGGCCTGCCAGGCGATCCCTACTGGCTGACCGGAATGCGGCCGCAGGCGGAATCCGGCATCGACATGATCGGACGGCCGACCAACTTCGCCGGCATCGATCTCACGCCCGCTGCGGCGCGCGCGATCGGCTTCGACGTGGTCGAGCGCGACGGCAAGATCGCCGCCGGCGGCGGTCTCGTCCATTGGGAATTTGTCGGCGACGATCGACCCATATTCATTCCACCTCCAGACACGTCAGGAAAACCGATGCCCCCAGAAACTCCTACGCCGTTCAACGCGGCCCTCGAAGACTGCATGCGCGAATTGATCGAGGCGCAGCGGCCGATCGTGGGGCGATATTTGAAAAGCTCGCAGGCGTTGACCTCAGTCTCCGCCATCGACGATCTCATCACCAGGTTGGGTGGTACGCCGCCGGTGCGGACAGGCCAGGTGTTGCTGCCACCTCCTGCGCCGCCCAGGCCGGAACCGCCCCCGCCAGTACCGCCGCCGCCCGCTGCGCCGGCGCAATCGCCGCTCGTGATCAATATGATGGGCGGGCTTGCCGGCGTGCTCACCGGGCTCGGCCTGGGCGCGGCCGATGTCATCAGCACGCCGTTCGGGCCGAGCGCCGGATTGGTCGGCCAGCTCTGGCCGATCGTGTCGATGGGCGCCGCCGCGCTCGGCATTCCCGCTCCAATACTCAGTCTGGTGCAGGGGCTGTTCTCTCGGTTGCAGAGCCCGGTGAAGCCGAAGCCCTAAGGTGCAATCGTCTCAACGTAACACCTCATCAATATCCTCTGGCACAAGCCCGGACAGATAGGCCTTGATCAAACGCGACACCGGACCTGAGACCGGCGAGCCGGCTTCCCAGGCGAGCACAGTCGCGCCGGGATCGCGGCCCTTGAGGCCGCAGGCGCGCGCCAGCTCGGAAGCGTACAGGGGCCGATCGAGCCCCCATAACTTGCCGAGCGTGGCGCGGGCTGAGCGGATGTCGCGGCCGGTCATGTTGTAGTATCCCATGCCTCAGAGAATTGTCGATCTGAGAACAGTTCCGCGAGTCCGCCAATTTGCTTCAGACGGAGCACCTCGTCCGGGTCCATGCCAAGCTCCTTGGCTATCCGCTTATCGTCCCAATTTCGTTTTGCAAGTTCGATAACGATGTCCGACATGGCGGTGACCATGTGTTTTCCGCGGGCCCGGTTGTGTCGGATTGTTGCCGCAATCCGATCAGCCCGATCGGTGCGGTCAGAATTGACGGTTGTCACCGGCAGATAGCCGAACAGTCTTGCGTGAATGTCTAGGTTCTCGCGCCCTACGCGGTTGCGATGAAATCCGTCGATCACAGTGCGTGGCTCGTTTGGTTCAATGTAGGTTACAATGGGCTGGGTATAGCCATCCTCGCGGATGGAATGTTCCAGTAGCTTCATTTCTGGCGGCGCGACCTTGTTCGGATTGTAGTCGTTTGCCTCGACATCACCGGCCTTAACCCAAAGGACGAGGTCAACAGGTTCTTGTGCGAATGGACTTACTCGATGAAGTGTTTCCCTGGCGTGATTCAGGGCAGCAATGCGCTCGTCAAGCGGGAGTTCGACAATCGCAAGCGCCAGTGCGGTGCTCAAGCTGGCTACATCCCCCATCGGAGTCTCCGGTTCTTCATGACTTTGATGTAGCGCTCGTAGGACTCACTCTTAGTCTGCGTGAAGCTCAGGCCCTTGCACCAGTAATCATTCCGCAATAGCGCCTTACAGATGCGAGTCCAGTTTGGCGCCGCCTTTTCGTTCATCGGACCATCATCGGGAATACCGTTGGGATATCCGCGGTCTTCGTACCATTTGATGAAGACCGCAATTTTATTGCGGTAGTGTTCTGCTGTGTTTGACGGCATTGATGTCAGGAGTAATTGAGCGAAAGTCTGCCAAGTGTGGCCGGGTGGTCTTTTGATCTTGGCCACACCTGTCATGTTCCCGCGCTCCTGCGCGTACAGCGCGCCGCCGTTTGCACCATTCACGCGAGCCACAACCTTGCCCCATGTCTCAGGCTCGATAATCTGATAGAGCCATAATCCCTTGCGCTGATCGTCCCCATAGGGCTGACAGATGCGCATCTGATGCGGCGTAAGGCCCGCAAGGTGCATCCGATCGTATAGTTTATTGTAGGGTGTCGCCGTCCTTGCGTGGTAGGTCCATAGGTCTTCTGTTCGCCAATCGTAAATCGGGTAGATATTCCAAAGTGGCCCGCCGCACCAAGTTGTCCATGACCTTCCCTCAAATCGCGTCTTATCGACAATCAGGGTGCGGAAGCGGTTGAGGCTTTCGTCTGCGCGAATGCCGACAAGACATGCGGTCGATTTGCTGCCGGCAAAGTGATGGCCGAACGCTGGAACCAACTCCTCGAATTCCATCTCATGGCGAAACCATGGATATGCCGTGGTGCTCTTGACCGATAGTGTGTGCGGCTCACGAACCCACAAATCACGCGCAGTCTGGTCCCAGCACGTCCATCGTGGCGTGTATTGAGAGACCGCATTGCGGAGGATTACAGGAAGGGCAATCCAATGTGGATCGATCGCGTCGCGGTATAGCGTAAAGCATTCTGCGACGTGCTCAATCGTCAAGCGGTATTGTGCCTCAAGGTCTACAAACAACAGACCTACCTTGCGTCCGCGCAGTTTTGCCTCATCCATAGTAAGGTGCAACATCACCGTTGAGTCCTTTCCGCCAGAAAAGCTCACATAAACGCGCTCGAACGTGTCGAACGTCCATGCGATCCGCTCGCGAGCGGCAGCCAACACATTGATGCCGAGCCCTATCTTGCGAGACACCGCTCAACTTCCTCTCTCGTCATTCGATGTGGCTGACTCTCGATAATGCGGACAAAATATCGCTCTGTTGCTTTCCACGTTTGCGGGGCGCTGACCTCGTAAATCAGTCCTTCCTCAAGCATATAGGTTACAAAAATCCCACGCGAGCCAATCGAATTGGCGCGAGAATAGTCGCGATTTCCTGGCACTGATTGTCGTCGCCATCGACGGTCTGGACCTAACCCTCGTATCTGGGAAACCCATTGCCTTGATCGAAATCCACCAAGCGGCCCCAGCGCAACGAGGTGATCGCCGATCGCCTCAATCGTTAGCGCGAATCGGGGCACCTTAAAAACCGGCGGCATATATGGCGTCGATCTCTAGCCGCCGCTCTGCCGAAAGGCGAGTCTCGTCCTGACGAGGTTCCAAACGAATGGACCCGCCACGGCGGGCGACGTAATCGCGGGCCATGCCGAGGTTGATACATCGGACGTAGTCGCGCCCAGCAGCGTCGCTGACAATGTAGAGCGGATACAGGTGGGGTCTGAGATTGGTCATCGGATTGTCTCCCGGTTAAGTGGGGCGCTGCCCCGTTGTCGATGGTCAATACATACAATCTTAACCCGTATAAGTCCAATCACGAATTGTTACAGGTTTTACCTGTAGCGGTAGGCCACCCCCTCATGCCATCCAAAAGGAAAACCCCCATGGCCAACAGAACCGCGACCGTGATTTCCGACGGACTGAAACTGCGCACCTCCCCCAATGGCGAAGTCATCGACGAGCTCGCCGCCGGCGACCGGCTCGAAGTCTTTGGCCACACCCAGCCTGGAAAGCTGGAATGGCTGGAGGTGAAGGTGCTCCGGGCGCGCGGCACGGCGCAGATCGGCCGCCGCGGCTATGTCGCCGCGCATGGGCCGAACGGCGACCGCTTCGTGCGGATCGATGAGGAGGTGGCGCAGCCGCGTCCGGCGCCGTATGTCCCACCAATAAAGCCAGTCAAGAATCCACTGGATGGCACCATGCTCGGTTGGATCGTCGTCGCGGCAGTCGCCGTTGTGGCGCTTTGGACTGTCCTACATCTTGGGCCGCCGACGCCATGATGCGACGTTACGGGAGATGGGTCTGGCTCGCGTTCCTATTCGCGTTCGCGGCGATCTTCTTTTATTTCGAGATGAGCGCGCTCAACAACGATGGCCTGACCCTCTCGCGCTTCATCTACAACGCCAATCAGGCGTTCCCGCTGGTTGGCGTGCTGTTCGGGATGCTGTCCGGCGGGCTCGCCGTGCATTTTTTCTGGCACTGGGATCCGGCCGCGCAGGAGCGGATTCGGGAACTTGAAGCCGAGATCGCAAGATTGAAGCGCCAGGGGTGGGCGTAAGGTGATCGACCAAGTAGCGCGCGCTCTATGCAATGCGGCTGGTCGATCAATCTATCACGATCCTGACCATATCAACATTGAGTGTTCCTGCTGTGACAGACTGCCTGACGGGCGGCGCGTCTGCGTCTATTGGGAAACTTTTCGCGGTGAGGCCCAGGCAGCAATCGTAGCGGCGTTTCAGTGGCACAAAAAGGAACGGCGCTGGCCGGGCTTTTGCAAATGAGCGTGAGCGCGGATTTTGAGCGGCGCATCGCGCAGGCAATCGCCAATGGCCGGCACAAGCGCGGCGAGTATCTGACAGAAGTGGAAGCGGCCGAGCGTGCGCGGCAAGTCGTCGATGCGCTGCCATCACTGTTTACCGATCAAGAGGTTATGTTGTGAGACCCGCCATCATCATTCTGGCCGCCATCATGGCACTCTCGACCGCTTCCTGCACCCAGGAATCCGGCGGTGCGATGACGAAGCTCAAGCAATGGCTGTGGCCACAGCGTGTGGTGGTTCCAGTTCCGGCTCCAAAGGCGCCGCCGATCGAGGTCGCGCCGAAGGTCGAAGTGCCGCCCGCGATCGCGCCGCCAATCGATCCCCGTGTGTTCGTCGCTCCGCCGGCGCCGCCGAAGATAAAGCCAAAGCCAAAGGCAAAGCCGAAGATCGATGACGGCCCTAACCTGCCCTATCCGTGCTGGCTGGTACGCCTGCACGCGGCGGGCAAGACCGATGCCCAACTCGAGGCCATACGGGTGGCCAACGGCGTGACGCTCACTCCAAAACAGACCCGGCAGGCGCAGGAGTGTCTGCGCGGCCTGCCGCGTTGAGTCCGCCGCCGGCCGGCAGCCGGCAAGATTCCGATCAGGGAAAATCCTCATGTGGCAAGACATACTCGAATTCATCAGCGGCAAGAAAACCTATATCTCGCTCGCGCTGCTGCTCGTGGTGTGCGCGGCGGAGAAACTCGGCGTCGACGTCGTCGCCGGTATCGATCCTAACAACGCCGTGACGGTTGCCTGGGGCGCAGTCTCCGGCATGTTCCTGCGCGCTGGAATTTCGAAGACGGCCTAATGGCGACTGATCGACACCTATGTAACACAAGTGGGCCGGCGGCAAGGCGCGACCTAAAAATCGCGCGCACCTTCAAGCGATAGGAATATGGAAATGATCGACACCACGATCAATCTCGGGCACCTGATAACAATCGCATCGTTTGTGCTTGGCGGGATCGGATTTGTGTGGGCCGTAAAACTTGATACCGCCGTCGTCAAGACGAGGCTCGATTTCCAGGATAACCAGCTTGGAGCGCTCACCAAGGAACTACAAAAAGTCGGCGAAATTCTCATCAGCCTGGCGCAGGCCAACGGGCGAATGGATCGGATCGAGGATCGGCAATTAGCACAGTCCAAGCGCTTCGATGAAATGATCGAGCGTCAACGCAAGGCTGGATGATATTGCTTCGTCACTCTCCCTTGTCCTTTGACGTTGATTGCCCAAGGGCGTCGCTCGATTTCAGCGGCTAGTTGATCAATCAGGTCGGCAGCGTCCAGAACAAGGCCGTTAGAAGCGTTGGAATCGTAGCCTCTAACCTCCGGCGTTACGTTTTGATAGCCGCATGACTGACGCAACCGCTCTGCAATCTCTTTCGGCGTCATGGCTTAGTTCCTGGGTGGGTGTATCGACAACCGCATGGTGGTTCCAAGCATTCACCAGCGCCATCGAGAAGTGCTGCGTTATGAATGCAGCGCGGCAGCGGGTGATCGCGCTCTGTTTCTCCAATGGCCCGCGTCAGCCGCTTGATAGCGGATTTCTCATTTGTGCGTTCGATTCTGCTCACGTCAGCCTCCCGGCTTTATCATATTACGAATGGCGGACCATCGATTATCGCGGCCTTCAATTGCCAGTTCAATGTTTTCGATGCGTCTGAGGAGTTGCATTTCGGCGCGAGAAATTGATACCGGCCCGGACATGAATGCCGCTTCACACTTGATGCCTTTGTCGTGCAGTCGCTTGCAGATGCAGGACGGACAGAGCAGCCCGCTATCATCACCACTAGTCGAGATTTGCTTCCATGCGTCATACGGGATTATCAGGTCAGGGAACCCGTGTTCGTCACCGTAGGGCCGTCCGCAGTCCTCGCAGCTCACGTCAGCCTCCCGGCTTGAGGTTGCGAATTGCGGCGGCAACTTCGTTCGCTAAGGCCTGGTCGATGTCTTCGATTGTATCCCATGCCTTTTCTGCGCACGCCTCCCTCGCCTCCTCCCAGCCGGCGAGGCGCGCGGCGGTGATGGCGTCAGCCCCCGCCCGGTCTGCGGCGGCAAGGGCGGCGCGGGCAGTTGCCATGCATTGTTCATAGGCAACGGTGCCAACACTCTCATTAAAACTTCCGCCTAGTTTACAGAAGTCGATCCAGATAATTCTTGCCGCCGCCTCCACCCTGTCCGCCGACGGCGTGGCTTGGAGCGAACTTGCCATTTCGTCGAATTCTCTCTGCGAAATGTCAGGTCCACTTATGGCGTCAGGCCCGGCCCGGTCGGCGGCGGCAAGGGCGGCGCGGGCGAGACGAAAATCTTCAACGCTTAGGCATGGCGCCATCCCGTCATCATAAGCCATCAATTCAACGACCAATTCAGTCGGTTCGCCATCCCACTCTTCTGCTACCTCCGCAAACGGCTTGAGCGCCTTGCGTAGCATACCCGGCGCTGCTACGGCAGGCCCGGCCCGGTCGGCGGCGGCAAGGGCGGCGCGAATAACAATGTCCAAGTTTTCTGATGCTTTAATGTTTTGCGGGAGAACGCAACCATCAGGGCCATATTCGCGCAGTAAGTCATGACGCTCCCATGTGCGGAGCGCTTCCGCTGCCGCCTCCACCCTATCCGCCAGTTCATCACTCATCGTGTCCTCCGGTTCGTTGCTCATGTGATGTGATCGCGACTTGTGCGCTCGTATTCTGGCCGCCAAATATCACCGGCAAGAATTCGTTGAGCACCGCTCGGGATCAGGTGAAATAGATCGCAGAGTACATCGATATTGCTATGGCAGGCGCTTAGATGGCCGCGTACCATCTCGGCGCGCTCTCGTGGCGTACCAGTTGCCCAAGTCCAGCCTGTCACTGTTGTACTCTCCTCAAGACTTCAGCGATCACCACTGAGGGTCGGCATTCAGCGCGCCTTGGCCTTGGCGTCCTGCTTCATCTCAGCCTTGGTTTTTTCGACGCGATCGGCAGCAGCCAATAACTGGTTGCCGATCATGCGCGCTTGGTTTGGGGACAGCCCTGCGGCCGGGGGATCGCTGAGTTCGATGAAGACGCGGGTGTCGGCGTCTATCACCGTCACCCTCTGACGCTTGCTCTCGTACATCATCACCTTCTCGGCGTTTGCGATGCCGTGGATTTCGTGAATTGCCATCTGTCTGCTCCCTGCCGCCTTATGTGGCTCTTTGCCCACGATGTAGTGACCGCAAGTCCAGTGAACCTAAATTGCGGAACGCAAACGGAACCTGGTGCCGGAATCGACCTTGGCGCTTCCGACAAGTGTCCATTATTCCTGCTGTTCTGCGCAGCCCAATACCTTGACATGGTAGGTAGCGCTGGTTCAGTCGCCGCCCGGAACGCAGCATGAACAGAGTCCACGGATTTTCCACGGGTCGATGCGTGGTGTTCGCGTTTAGTTGCGGGTGTTTGCGGGTCCGGTGACGCAGCAGAAAGCCCGTGAATATGGGCTTTCAAGGCATTAAAAAAGGTGCGGCCGCCTCCGGGGGGAGAGCATGGTGATTGTATTTGGATCAACGGCTTATCTGTTGACGTCGTCATCGTCCACGTCCATTCCACGCCCCGCCGATCGCCGGCAACAGCTCCACCCTGTCCCACTCGTCTCCCGGCACCGCATGTGCATATCGCGCCGCACTGCGCGCATCACGCCAATTCCCCGTTGCGACAAGCCCCTGAATGTCGCCGCCCCCGTATTTTCTAAACCATGTCGAAAATGTATGTCTGAACGTGTGGAAGTTGACCCAGGCCAGACGATTGTCCGGCATGAGCCAGCCGATCGGCCGGCGGACCGGACACGGGATCCCGAGCGCGGCGAGCTTTGCCCGGGTGAGATAGTGCTTCAACCCGCCGCCCTGGTGGAAGCGGAAGATGCGGCCAACCTTATGGGTGGCATGATGGGTTTTGATGGCCTCGCAGAGGTCCGCGCGCAGCCGCACGGAGCCCGCCGGTCCCGCCTTGGACCGTCGCACCCAGATCAGCGATTCAGCCAACTGGCAGTCTTCCCAGCGCAGCCGCAGCGCCTCGCCGAGGCGTAGTCCCGTGTAGAGCAGGAACCGCAGCAGCAGGGCAAACTCTCGCTCGACACCGTCGGCGGCGCCGATGATCGCGCTCGCATCCTGTTGCGACAGCCAGTCGGTCACCACGCGGCCCTTGGCGCCCTTGGGGCGGCGGAGTTTGAGTTCGACACCGGCGTGCCGCAGGATCGCCGATGCCGGCGTGTAGACGCAGGCGTTGCGGGTGCCCGGCGTTGCGGTCGGGTGCAACGCGATCGCAGCCCGGTCGATGGCGGCCTGATCGATCTCGGCAAGGGTCATGGTCGGTCCGAAGTGTTTGATCAGGCGCGCGACGTAGCGCCGTCGCCGGCCGGCTTCCATATACGCAACCGCCGCACTCAGGAACGTGGGTTGACCAGGCTCAATTTCGGCTTCCCGCGGCGGATATTCGCCGCGCTCGATGGCCCATTCGATGGCTCGCAGGACGGTGCGAGCGACCGATCGCCGGTGAGTTCCGCAGCTCTTATCAACTGCGATACCGAGGTAGCTGCCGCGGATCGAGAAGTTCGGGCTTTTACCTTTGCGGGGTTTTTTGAGTTTGAGGGGCACGGCAGAGCCTCGATGACGCGGTCGATATAAACCAGTTTGTCTCTCCCGGCCTTGCGATACAAGGGCAGGCCATTGCGGTCGACCTTGGTCTTGAGCAGGAACTCGTTGAGCCAGCGTGCGGACTTCGCGACAGGCAGCGCCGCCAAGGCATGCTCGATCGACAGCAATTCGTTCACCGGTCGACCTCGACGAATCGTCCGTCCGACAAGCGGAACGGGATGGTGCGCACCGGAACGACCGACGGCGTAATCAGCACCTCATAGGGAATTGCCTCGGTGGGCAGGTCGACCCAGCGGTCGGCGAAGGCGATGATTGGTTTGGCGCGTGGTGATGGGATGGTTTCTCGCGGGCCGGGCTCGACACCGGCTCTGTGGCGATACTCGTTGCCTCCGCGTTCGGCTGTCGTGCCTACTGGCATCATCGGTCGTTTGTATGCCGCAGCCTTCTGTTCATAGGCGTGTCCTTCCACGCCGCCGCGAGAACTCTTTGCCGACCCCGCCGCATACCAGCATTGGCGCCCGCCGGCCTTGCGGCCCTCCAGGCGATAGACGAGGTAGCTGCTCGGGTGTGCGGCGCGGGCCTGGGCGTAGGTGCTGCAAGATGCGGCGGCGGCGCTGGGCAGCGCCAGTGTGATCAGCGCAGCCATGATGGTAATGCGGATCATGCTTATCCGGTTGCCACACACAGGTCCCAGATGTCGTGCTTGCTCAGTTGACGGCATCGCTCGCCTCTCGCATCTGTTTGAGGATGTATTCGGCTATACCGGCCTCGTTCGTGCTGCGGATCGTCGCCCATGGCATTTCGATTGTGATGATTTTGTCGTCCATAACGATGCCGACCTTGAAACTCTCTTTAGTGCGTGCCGCATCGATCTTTTCAGCGAACCGCACGTCGATTTTCTCTCCGCGCTCGGCTGCTTTGAGTGTTGCAGCGATCTTGTCGGCCTGCGCTTTGAGGGCGCTGAGCGGAGAATGCTTGGTCGTCATGTCCCAACTTTTTCGTTGGTGCCGTCCCACACAAACTCACCTTTCTCGCCGACCGGGAAATGGGCGCGACAGCCGCAGCAGAATGTACCGCTATAGAAGCTAGGATCGCGGGCACATGTTTCGGCGAGCGTCTGACCCATTGTGGTGACGGTGCCGCACTTCAAATGCTTATAGGAGCGCCTGACGGGCCGAACGAAGCCCTTGGCGCGCTCTTCTTCGGCGAGCACGACGTAATCATTCTGCATACCGTTCGGTTTCAGATTACGGTGCTCGGGATAAATCTGCCGCCCGTCTGTCAGCGTGCGCCGGGGTTCTTCAGCCATTGCGATATCCTTCATAAGTCCTAGTGGGTCTCAGCCTGCGGCTCCGACTTTTGTGCCGTTCTCGCCGATCCGGCGCTTGAGTTCACCCAGCGCCTTGAGCTGCGCTTGCCACTTCGCCTCGTCGGCTTCGATTAGCGGCATCATTTCGTCGCGCAGGTCTTGGCGCAGCTCCACCAATCCACTCGCTCGCTCGAGCAGCTCGGCGAGTTCCTGGGTGACCGATTCCAATTCGCCATGCACGGTCGCGACTGTGCGCGGCTGACGGTTGGTGGCGATCTCCCGTGCGGCGGTCCGCATTTCCTGATCGAGATCGACGGCCTGGTGTTCGGCCGGTAATCGCATCGGCATCAGGCGGGGTGGAGTTGGTTCATTGCGGCGCAGTGAAAAGTTCATTGGCTCTCTCCGTTATTGGTCGTGTCGAAGGTCAATCGAATCCCCACGATCGAGCAATTCTGCAAAATTCAGCATAACGAGCATGATCGGGATGGCCGATATCGTCCTTGGGACCGGGGCGACCCGATAGCTCTGAAATGGGCGCTCCGATCCGCCGGTCGCCCAGCAATTCCTTTGTGGATATGATCGGAACATCATCCGGCAGTGGCTCGCGGTGGACTTCATGCTCGCCAACCGCGAGATCGCATGCGTCGCAGTACCAACCGCCGATGATTCCAACCGACCAATCATCCGGCTCGTAGCTATCGCTGATTTCAGCGTCGCACTTTGGACAGTTCATTGCCGACCTCTCCGTTCAAGCAACCAGACTGACTTCGATGGAATCGAGAATAGCTTGTGAAGCGATCGGCGCAGTCGCATGGGCGACCGCATGCACGGATTGTCCGGCCGCCGTGCCCCAGCGCCGGCGCGCCGCTATCCAGGGCTGCGAATAGAGCGCACGGCTTCGCTTCTGGTTACCACTATTGAGCGATTGCGTGCCCCAGCCGCCCTTGCCGGTGGGCCTTTGCACAAAGAACACAAGACCGATAAGCAAGGGCTCTTGCCGGCCGCGCAGGCGCAGCATGCGGAAGCTGCCGGCGGCGCCGCGCTCGGTCATGATGGTGGGATTGGATGGCGTGGGGGTTCCTTTCGAAGGTGGTGATGGTTGTGTGGCTCAACGCCGCTCCCAGACGCCAAAGCGGCTGCCGTCGAGCCGGTGCTTCCAGCCCGACGCGATGGTGCCGATCATCGGCGGGCTTTTAGTGCGCAATTTGATGCCGGCGTGCTTGAGCCGCTTGCGCTGGGTGATGGATTTTTCGGCGACGTCGGCCGCGGTCTTGCCTGGATTGCACCAGGCGCAGAGCGGGCGCAGGTTGGCCTCGCGGTTTTCGCCGCCATTGATCAGCGCGACCTCGTGGTCGCAGATCCAGCGATCGCCGGGGCGGAGCTCCCGACCGCAGCCGTTGCAGGCGCGGCCGAATTTTTCAAACACCCGCAATCGTACCCGCGGCGGCACTTGGCTATCGGCGCCGCGGCCAATCCATTCCTTGACGCTGCGGGTCATGGTGCGACCTGCCGGTTGACGATCTCGACCACGTAGGCGACGACCTCAGCGCGACTGACGAACAAGGTATGGCCGCTGGCGTCGACCGCAGCGGAGATCTCGGAAAAGCTGCGCACAGCGCGCCACGGCGTGGGCGCATTCAATTCTGGCTGGCTGGCTGATCGGGCGACTTCGGGAAACGACACGACGGACCTCCGCTACGGTTGGGATACGGGACATGACGCGGCTCCACTCTTGAACAACGTGATTACAGATCGCGGCCCTTGGAATCGTCCATAATGATCTTCTGCAGCGCCTTGGGGCGCGGCGTCGAATTGGCGATCCGGTAGCCGATGAAGGCGATCGCGATTTCGCGCATCTCGGGCTGGCGGACGGCTCGGTCGGCGCGCAACTGAGCGATCAGTTCGTCGAACGCCGCGTTGTCGGTCGCCTTGGCCTGGAGTTCGGCGGTGTAGTTCATGTCCGTCTCCCCTTGGGGTTCTTCCCAGTTCCGATTTGATGATCAGAAAGAGCCTCGAAGAATCCGGTACTCAGTGAGACAGACGACGAAGGTTAGGATGGAAGCACTTCCCGTTTTCAGGGCCCGCTGACCACCCGATCGATCGTCTCCGTCGGAGTGGGATAACGCAGTCTGTTTCCTAGATCCTTGCGTCTGCCTCACTGAGTACCGAACCCTTTGGAGGTTCTCTCTGCCCCCGCCGCTACCGGGGATTCCCATTTCCGTTCTGATGAATTGATATATACAAAAAATGTTGGAAGAATGCAAGTGCTAATTAAACAAAAAATGTTGATAGAGGAATAGACCTCTTGTCAGGCGATGTAGATGGCGCGGAGGATCGGGTGGTTTGCAGGCCTTGGCGGCCCTCAGGAGGGCGCCTGTGCTGGGATATGATTCTTAGACGCCTTGGTACTGGCCGCAGCCAGTACCGACGGCTTGGATCCTGTGGTTGGATTTACAGGAGACCGAGAGTAATCCGAATGTAGGTAACGTCGTCGCCCGACTTTCCGGCACACATGGCGTTCCAGCTTGCGCTGAAATTTCCGTGGTCGGATGTAATAATCGAGGATTTCGAAATGACCGCACGGCCTGGAATAGTCGCATTGAACGAATTTTTCGCGCGGTAAGTGAGGCACAAGGCGCCATCCTTCATGCGCAGCGCCTGCTCGAGCTTGAAGCTGTCCGGATTTTTCATGCTCGTCTGTAGTGTTTTGACAGCCGAAACGTCAGCGGCAAACCGTCGTTGCTCGGCTGCGTCCTTTTCGTCCTTTGCCGCCTTCTGTTCGGCTGTAGGCTCCATTTTGGTTGTTGGCGCCGTCGTTGGCGATTGGCTGAACACAGCAACAGCCAGCACCATTGCGATTAGTAAAATCCAGCCCACGAGCTTACCTCAGAATGTAGGATTCGGTGCTATGCGCCACTATGGCCGCCTCAGCCCTCTGAGCATTTGCAGTGCCGTCTTGCGAACGTCGGGGGGCTGTCCGCGCAACAGCTGATTCGGCGTCGGATCCCCCTCTGGGTCGTGATAAAAATCCTCGGGCTCGCAATCTAGAACTTCCGCCAGCGCGGCCATTACCTGGTCACTCAACCGCGACTTGCCGGTTTCCCATCTCGATACGGTCATATCGGAGACATGGGGCTTCAGGCGCTCGCCGACCGTCTTCTGACTTAGCCCAACTTTCTCGCGCCGCTCCTGGATGAAAAGTTTCCGTGGACGGCGCGGCTTCACTCTTGCGGTCCCTGCCATCCCTACAGACTGCCAACATATTGATAAGTCGTCACTTATCTAAAAATGTGGCAAACTAAGCACAGCCGTTTGACCTTGACCAACATTTTCTGTATAGATAAAATCATGATTGATTCCCATCCGCTGGCGACGTTCCGCGCTGAACAGGCTTGGACCCAAGACGAGCTTGGCGACCGGATTGGTGTTGACGGCATGACGATTTCGCGATGGGAGCGTCGCGAAAGTCTGCCGCAGCGGCGCCATTGGCCGAAGATCGAGAAGATCACAGGTATTCCGCCGGCAGAAATAATTTCCGCCTTTACGGGAAAAGCTGCGGAGGCCGCCCAGTGACCCTAGCTGTGCAGATCGGTGCGCCGGAACGGATCGGGCTGAGCCGCCGCCATCGTGGCAATCATGCCGTCGGATTTGAGCAGCGATGTTTTTGGTCGCACGATACGCAGGCACGGGTAGCGCTTGATCTGTCCGGTCTCCGGATCGCGTCCGAAAACGAAATAGGTGATGGAGACATTCGGTCCGAGATTGAGCACATCCAAAATTCCATCGGCATAAATGACCTGCACATCGTCCGGCATGACGCACTCCTACTTGATCTCCTCCCAGAGGTTGCATCATGCCGGAATACTCTACCACCTGCATCATCAAGTTCCCGTGAATGGCCAACTGTCCATTCCGGATTTCAATGGGCCATCAATAACGACAGTGTGTTGCATTGCGTGCGTGGGAGCGTCCGATGTCCGAATCAGATTCGAGGCGCGCGCGCGCGTCAACCGGCTTCAAAGAACAGTCGTGCAAATTCGGAACAGTTGTTCGCGCGCTGTGGCCGCGGAAGCCGGCGCTCAATCTCGCGCAACGCATGGGCGTCTCCGAACGCAACGCACTCCAGCTCATCCGCGGCGAGCGCCGGGTCACGGCCCGCGCGCTGGTCGTGGTCATGGACGAAATCGACTGACTTTCCCGTCGAAGGCCTCGCTTTGCCCCCTGGGCCAACGACCGTGAAGCCGCGCCCGGGTGGGAGCGCGGGGAAGAAATCCCATCCATTAATTCATGCGCGGTGGAGCAGCCCGGAAGCTCGCCAGGCCCATAACCTGGAGGTCGTCGGTTCGAATCCGACCTGCGCAACCAAATCCAATACCCAGAGAGGCGTCTGGTACGGCTCGCAAGGCCCCCAGCGGTCACCGATAGCGGCGACCCTCCGCAGGCATGCGGGTGAAGCGGGACTCAGTCCGCACTGTGTTGCTCCAACACTTCGCTCGCTCAAAATTCGGTTGAATGATACCAATTGGTCGTCGCATAAGGCTCGTGCCAAAGGGCTCCGACGCCTTGCATTGGCGCAGCTCGGCAGCGCCGGCTTCATGGATGAAAGTGAGTTCATTCGCCGCGTATATGATCTTGCGATTCGAAAGGTTGTTCCGGGCGCTTTGAGGATCGCTGCATCGATCCACCCGATTGCGAAACATAAGACGGCGCTGCTGGAAGCAGCGCAGGCCTGCGAAGATAATCCTAACGCAAAGACCGCGCGCGAAGCGCGACAGATTGCTAAAGACGCCGCCGCCTACGCCGCCGCCGCCGCCGCCGCCGCCGCCGCCGCCGCCGCCGCCGACGCCGCCTACGCCGCCGCCGCCGCCTACGCCGCCGCCTACGCCGCCGACGCCTACGCCGCCGCCGCCGCCGCCTACGCCGCTCGCGATAAATCGCTCGCGGCCTTTGCCGAAGACGTTGTCCAAATTCTCATCGCGATGAAAGTTCCCGGCTGTCAGTGGCTCGATCTAACCGAGATGGCCGCATAGCGGCGCGTTTCTCTCCTGTGATGTCTGTTGCTTTGCGTGCGTGTACCCAACGCCAGCGAGCACAGCCATGCCGATTCTCAACGCCTTCATCGCCGCCATCGCGCTGATCGTCTGTACCGCCATCGCGGTCGGAATCCTGCTCGCCGGCATCGGGTTTTTCATCGTCGCCAGTATCGCGGCCGCAAAGCCGCGCAGGCTGCGGAGGCGCCCGGCATGAGCCTCAACTCCGCCATCGAATGGACCGACGCGACATGGAACCCGATTCGTGCGCGGCCACGGCCGGGCGAGAAACTCGTCGGTGATCCCGGCTGGAAGTCCGCGCGCCCCGGCGGCAAGCCCGGATGGTATTGCGAACACCACAGCGAGGGTTGTCGGTTCTGCTACGCCGAGGTGATGAACCGCCGCCTGGGCACGGGCATCGACTTCCAGCGGCAGAATCGCGACCGCGTCCATATTTTCCTCGACGACGATATGCTCCTCGTGCCCCTGAAGTGGCGCAAGCCGCGCATGATCTTCGTCTGCTCAATGACCGACTTGTTCGCGGATTTTGTCAGTGACGAATGGATCGACCGTGTATTCGCCGTCATGGCGCTATGCCCGCAACATACATTCCAAGTGCTGACGAAGCGGGCGGAGCGGATGCGGGCTTATTTCGATAAGTACGACAAGGGACACAAAATCATCGGTATATGTTGGTCGATGCTCGGTATGATGCCTAAATACAATCACGGCGACATCCTGCATCGATCCTGGCCCCTCCCCAACGTCTGGCTCGGCATCTCCTGCGAGCGCCAGCAGGAAGCCGATGAACGAATCCCACTGCTGTTGCAGACACAGGCGGCGGTGAGATTCATTTCAGCGGAGCCGCTATTGGGGCCGATCAATCTCAAGCGGATCAAGGTTGCCGACCTTGGCTGGCAGGATGTGCTCGAAGGGTGGCGCGATTGCAAAGACTATCCGGGGCGAGAAAACATCCTCGCTTGGGTCATCGTTGGCGGTGAATCCGGCCCCAACGCCAGGCCGATGCATCCCGACTGGGCGCGGTCGATTCGTGATCAGTGCGCGGCGGCTGGCGTGCCCTTCTTTTTCAAACAATGGGGCGAACACGCGCCGCGTTGGCCTGGTGATCGGAGTGATGGCGTAGCCATGGAACGGGTCGGCAAAAAACGCGCCGGCCGCCTCCTCGACGGCCGCGAGCACAACGACTTTCCCGTTATTGATAGTTCCGCGCCGCAGCGCGGCTCGCCCTCTCCTGAATCAAAAACAGCGGAGGCCAGTGCATGACCCGCGACACCTTCGATAGATTCTCCACCCCCTATCGCGGCCGCTTCGGCGACAATGATACCGCGCCCATTGGCAGCAACGATTCCGCCTGCTTCAACCTCACCAACATCGACGTCGTGATTCACCATGGCACCGAGAAGGCCCTCCTCGTCTCGATCGACGGCATGGAAAGCCGCGCCCAGTGGCTCCCGCGCTCGGCAATCGATATCGAACACAAGCCCGGATTCGTGACTGCAACCAAACGCAATGGGCAGATCATTCAATGCGCCCACGCGATGATCGTGATTCCGGTGAATCTGGCGAAAGAGAAGGGGTTGATATGACAATAAAATTTCCAGTGCCAAAACGCGATCCGCAGGCGCTCGATGAGATTCTCATCAGTGGTGCGTCGCTTCTGATAACGCCGGAACTGGCAAAGCGTTTATTGGCGGAGTGTCCTTACGATGGGCAACGTCCTTTGGATGATGAACGCGCTTTGCTCCACGCCGAGCGCATGGAGCACCACACGTTTCTACCGAATAGCCAAATCGCGTTCGTCCGACTTAATGGACGATACTACCTTGTCAACGGCCGCCACCGCATGCACGCGATTGAACTCTCGGCAATCCCATATCTGTGCCGCATCGAGGTGTATGATGTGGCAACTAATCCTGAGATGGATGCCATATATTGTCGATTCGACCAGCCGGGCAGCCAACGGACGCTGCCGCAAGTTAGCCGATCTCTTGGTTTGCATGACGACTTTGAAGGTGGCCTGAAACCAACGACCGCCGCACTCATGTTGCGGGCGATTCCCCTTCTGATGATAAAGTTTCGGCGTATTGCGCCGGTTCATCGCCCACGGGCTACGCGCGATCTGGATTCAAAAAAAGCCTTCGCCCTGGAGTGGAAGCCCGCAGCCATTCTCTATCAGGGGTGCCTTGATGTCGGGTTGACGGTCAGGACCGGCCGGTTTCGGAATGCAGGCGTCGTTGCCGTCGCACTGGCGACGCTACACCACCAACCGGATCGCGCCGTTCAATTCTGGGAAGGCGCGATTCGCAACGACGGCCTGCAAGCAGGCGACCCACGGCAGGCGCTTTGCAATGACTTCATGGTGCGCGGCCGTACCAACCACGAGTTCGATCTTGTCGAAGTGTCAGCTGTGGCTTGGAACGCATTCTGGCAGGATCGACAGCTAAAAATTACGAAAGTAATGGGCGGACCGATCAAGCTGCTCGGCACCCCCTACCTTGGGGGTGAGTAATGGAAGCCGCAATCGAGGTCGATCTGCATCTCTGTTATTCAAGTCCAAGAGCCCGCGCGGTCGACGCCAAGGCAGTCAGGGCTCTTGTGGCCAGCATCGAAGAGTCTGGGTTGATGCAGCCGATCACGGTTCGGCGCGTGCGGAAGTCACGCTCTGGGCAGATGTGTGATGCGTTTGAAATCATCGCCGGTCTGCATCGGGTCAAGGCGTTTCGGCAACTTCAGCGGCAGACCATCCCGGCTATTGTGCTCGATGTGGACGACCTCCACGCCGAACTGATGCTGATCGACGAAAACCTATGCCGGAACGATCTTACGCCGGCAGAGCGGGCCGCGGCCGTTGCTCGGCGCAAGGCGATTTATATCGAGCTTCATCCAACCACAAAACATGGTGGAAACCTGGAAGGTGCTGGTGTGGCCAATTTGGCCACACCAGACGAACCAAGATTCACGAAGGCAACGGCGGACGCTACTGGCCAGTCGGAACGCTCAGTGCGGCGGGAATCCCATCGGGGGGAAGCCCTAGGCGAGGACGTGCTGGCCAAGGTGGCCCGGACCTCGCTGGATAAGTGTGAAGAACTGGATGCCTTGGCAAAGCTGGAACCGGAAGCGCGCGATGCGCTGATTGAGCGCGCCGCCAATGGCGAAAAGGTCAGCGCCAAAATTATCGCAAAACAACAGCTCCGCGCGAATCGCGAGGTATTACTCGGTGCTACGCAATGCGCACTGCCGACCCGTAAATTCGGCGTCATCCTCGCCGACCCGGAATGGCGGTTCGAGCCCTGGTCGCGCGCGACCGGTATGGATCGGGCCGCCGACAACCATTATCCGACGTCATGCACCGAGGTGATCGCCGCGCGCAACGTGCCGTCGATCGCGGCTGATGACTGCGCCCTGTTCCTATGGGCGACGGTGCCGATGCTGCCGCATGCGCTCTGCGTCATGGCGGCGTGGGGCTTCGATTACAAATCGCATTTCGTCTGGGCAAAGGACCGCATCGGCACCGGGTATTGGAACCGCAACAAGCACGAACTGTTGCTGCTCGGCGTGTGCGGCAAGATCCCGGCGCCGGCTCCCGGCACGCAATGGGAGAGCGTCATTGAGGCCGCCGTCGGCGAGCACTCGGCGAAGCCGGAAAAATTCCTTGAACTGATCGAGTTCTATTTCCCGACACTGCCCAAGATCGAATTGAACCGCCGCGGCCCGCCGCGCCCCGGCTGGTCGGCCTGGGGCAATGAACTCGAGCACGACCCCATCACCGGAGAGATTCCAATCGGCGCCGAAAAATCCCTTGCAAGGTATGTCGGCGACGAAACGGCAAGCCGGGTTGATCCGGCTTGTCCGGAAGCGCCCGCGTCTGACCCTCCGGGCGCGGGCGCGCTCTGGCCGCATGAACAACCGCTGGAACTGCCGGCGTTCCTCGATCGGTCGCGGCCGGATTAGGGGACAGCACCATGAACGGAAAGCGGGTTGCGCTATTGATGGTTGATTCAAATATCGTCCTGCGTCCGGGGCGGATCATGAAATTATTGGCCATCATGATTGTGCTGATCATGACCCTCGATCAAATCTTCGATCAGCCCCCGCAATTTGTCATTGGCGAACTCGTCGGCGCCATCGCTATGGCGGTCGGTCTGGCCGGCGACGCATGGCGACGGAGTAAGGGGCTATGACCGAGCTGCACAACAACCTCGTCTATCTGGCGACGCCCTACAGCCGCTATCCGTTCGGGCGCATCCGGGCCTTCATCGACGCCACCAAGCTCGCGGCGCGGCTGATCCACGCCGGCATGAATGTCTATAGCCCGATCGCGCATGGTCACTCGATCGCGTATCTGGGCGGGCTCTATCCGCGCGATCATGCGCTGTGGCTGGCGCTCGACATGGAGATACTGCGGCGCTGCGACGTGCTGGCGGTCGCCCATATGACCGGATGGGAGGAGAGCTACGGCATCGGCGAGGAAATCAAATTCTTCGAGGCAGCGCAAAGGCCGGTGTTCGATCTCGATCCGGTATCGCTGGTGATGGTGCGGCGCCGGCTGGAGCGCCCGCCACGCCGGCGCATCGATGGATTTTCCGACGACGATGCGGAGCAAGACCGCCGCGCTTTCCTCGACAACGCACCCTTGGCACACGCCAAGACCGCGCGCGAGCAGGGAGGATCGAGCGTATGAGCCTGCAACTCTTCGATGAGATCGAGGTGCGCCGCGCACTGCATCGCGCTTGCGTGAACGCCGGCAGCCAGCGGGCATTCGCGCAACAAGTTGGCGTATCCGACGCCTACATATCGGATGTGCTCTGCGGCTACCGCGAGCCAAGCAGGCGGATATGCAAGGTGCTTGGTTTCGTGCCGGTGCGTCGCTGGATGAAAACCTGAATTTCACATCTCCACGGAAAATGAACAATGCCAGCGCAATATACCGCCGATGCTATCAGGGCAATTTGGTTTGCCGCCCACAATTTCCAAAGCCCCACAACGATTCGCGCCGAGCTCGGCTGGTCCGACGGTATGTTCAATCGAATTTGTGCGCGACACGGCATTAGATTCGACATAGCAAGTCGGATACCAGCCGCGCGCCCGCAAATCGCCACGGTGGCGCGGGTAGCGCCGGCGGTGGCATCACGCAGCAAAGCTGTCCACCTGACGGTCGCCGTCAGTACAGCCACCCGAAATGAATTCATCCGGCTTGCGGCGGCGAGGGATGAGGCGGTGAGTTGTTATATCGCCGACCTGTTGGCCGATGCGCTTGGTTCCGGCGAGGCGGCCGCCTGCATCCCTTATCGAGGCGAACCGCGCGGCACCTATGTCAACACCACGGTGGCACCGCCGATCCGTGATGCACTGGCGCGCGTCATGCGTAACCGTCACTCCTCGATGAGCGCGCTTATCGCCGCGGTAATGGAGTGGCATCTGGTTGTGAATGAGAAGCGGAGCGCGCGATGAGGCGCTTGCCCAACGACAAGGTTTTTGTCCCAGCGAAACTGCCCGGGGTCGAATCTGTCGGACTGCGCGCCGATCGAGGCTCCTTTCGTCTCTGGATGGTCGATGGTGACGACGTTGTCGTCGCGGAACTCGTTCTCAGCCCGGAAGATGGGTGGGAGTTGGCGAGGGATATCGTCGCCATAGCTGATCGCGCGGCAGGGGTGACATGAGCGCCACCAAACCCCGCCGCCATCGCTGGTTCGAGCGCACGCCCTGGCCCGTGCTCGACACCATCACCGGCACCGAGCGCCACGAGCGCGTCTGCGAGATCTGCCACCTCACCCGCATCACGGTCATTCCGCCGCACGGTTTCCCGTGGGTCGAGTGGCATGGCGTGGACGGTCGAAAGACCGTCGGGGGTCCGACGCCGTCTTGTCCGGAGAGTAATGTGGTGGCCGCGTGAAGTGGAGGTTGGTATGGTTGAGAATGGCGCCTACGCGAAAAACGTTGTTTCGGCCAAGCTCTACGGCTTGGTTGGGAGCCCGATTGAGCTAGTGCTCGGAAACGCTCTCTTCGATCTTTTATCTACTTTCTATGAGAACTGGTGGTGCCGAGTCTATTCAGTCGATGAACTGATGGCCCTGGACCCTCAGGGAAAGAAGCTTAACGGCGGTAGCATTGTCGCTCTTGTGCCGCAACTGCCAGTCCAGAATGTCGGCCGGGTCGATTTCGCCCTCATAATTCCACAGTTGATGGACTATGGGCCGATGGTCATCGTGGAATGCGATGGTCACGAATTCCACGATCGAACAAGCGAGCAAGCCAGCCGCGATCGCAGACGCGACCGCGTTCTGACGGCGCTCGGTGCGCCGGTTCTGCGTTTCACCGGTTCTGACATTTTAAGAGATGCCGCTGGTGCTGCGGCTGAGATCTCGGATGTTTTCGCCGACCGCGTGTTGGCTGCTATCGACCGATGGAATCGTGAAATCGGCGACGAACTCAATAAGACGGCAAAGGGTGGTTTCTACGTCCCATTTCAATGGCCCCCGACGCGTCGCGACCGGAAATGATTTCCGCATGATCATCCGCCGCCGCCATACCGCCAACTACACGATGATCGGCAACGCCCTGTTCGATGATGAACGGCTGGCGGCTGATGAGGTTGGTATTCTGGCGGTCCTATTGTCGCGCCCACATGATTGGGAGGTGCGACGCCCAGCTTTGATGCGCCGCTGGCACATCGGGCGCGACGCCATGAAGCGGATCATCACAAATTGGATGCGTACCGGCTGGTGCCGGGCGATCAAGACTCGCCTTTCGAACGGTACTTTTCATATTATTTACGAGATCCGGGATCAACCCGGCCCCGAGCTTTCCGAGGATGAGGTCAGACGGGCTTTGTCGCTGGTGTCCAGCGAGGCCGCCGATGGCGAATCTGAGGGTGAGAATGTGACCGAGACCGCGGCTGAGACCGCGGCCGACCAGCTACGCCAAACCCACCCACCACCTACGGGTCAGCCAGGGGTGGATGACCAGGGGGTGGTGACCCGTAGGTGGTCAAGTAAGAGTCTACTAAGTACTGATTCAGTAAATACTGAATCCACCAAACTTGCGTGTGGGTTTGGTGATGTTTTGGCCAAGTGGCCGCCCGACCACGTCCTCTCGGCGGTCGTGTGCGAGGCGCAGCACGCAGGGTTGACCGACAAGGGTAGGGAAGCCGCGTTTCAGGGGGTGAATCCATACCTTTCCGACTGCGCTGCGCAGAACCGGAAAGTCTGCGATCTCGCGACCTATTATCGCGAGCACCGCTGGGAGCGCTTCGCGAGTAAGACACCGAGCGGTAAGCCGGCTGAATTCAAAATGTACAGCCCGCAATGGTACCGCTGGCGTGACTATCGCGTGGCGACCGGGCAACCGACGAAGTTTATGGACACCTATGCGCGAAACAACCCGAGCGGAACATGGACCGAGCCAACCGAATGGCCGCCTGGCTTGCCGCCGAAGGAAGTGGCCACAACCGGCCCACCCCAATCCATAACCCAAGACGACAAGGAATTCATCGAGCGGAAATAGGGCTTGGGGTGAGGGAGAAAAATAATGTTGGCAAATACGGACCCGGAGAAGGAAGCCATGAAGCGTCAACTTGAAGATGAGCATCCCGAATGGCGAGAAAGCCGGCCAATGCCAAAGCCGATCGAGAATGTGCTGCGATCCATGATTGAGACCACACCGATCGAAGAATATTGCCACGACCCTTGGTGGATCGTACGGGTCAAGACCAACTCATACAAAACAGCCGAAAACTCCCTCAAGCGCGAAGGATTCGAATGCTATAGTCCAACCTTCAAGGTATTGACCTCGGTCCCGCTCCGGTTCGTTCCACCCAAGAAGCGGCATCAGGCCACCCTTTATAGGCGGGAGATCCGGCGGCGGCAATTTGATGGCTACATCTTTGTGCGGCGGATGTTCGGCAACTTCGATTTAAACCGCATGTTCGATCTTGACGGCTGTGGTGCAATTATCCGGGCTGCTGGGACTATTGGCCTGGTACTGGATTACGATATTGAATTAATGCGACTCGTCGAAATGGACGGGACAATGGACCAGGTCACGGTCGAGACCTTTCGTGGCTATAAGGTGACGAGGCTCAACGACGACCAGCAGTGGGAAGGCTCCTCGAAGATCATAGGACGCCTTGACGACTCACAACGAACGGTTCTATTCGTCGAACGAATGGGCCGAATCGCCCAGCTAATCTCTCGGGCTGATCCCGAATAGGGGTCACGCTCGGTGCGAAGCTTAAAAGAACCCCGGCCCCCATGCCGGGGTTTTTGATTCCATAGGGTGTAGGCCCTTCCGGGGCATTTCCTCCCTTGACTTGGGCCGCAGACCGAACCCGATGAGGGCTGCGACTGGCGGCCCTTTTTATGTAGGTCCCCTATCCGACTAATGTTATGTGACCAGCATTATCGATGCCATCAAAACCTCCTACCTTCCGTCCTGCAGGGTATCAGAGCTACACCGACACACGCCCCACTGAGCGGGCACGTGGCTATACCAAGACTTGGTCCAAGCGATCGGCCCTGTTCAAGAGTAGACACCCTCTGTGCATCGGATGTCATGCCCTAGGGCGTGTTGAGCCTGCCACGGTCACCGATCACATAGTTCCCCATAAGGGCGATCATGATCTGTTGTGGAATGAGGCTAACTGGCAGCCCTGCTGCCGATGGCACCACAACGTCATCAAGCAGAAGCTTGAGCACCTCTATTTCGAAGGACAGGCGACCAAGGCCGACCTCCGCCTCGATAGTGAAAAAGCAAAGCAATTGAGTCGTTTCGAGACGTAGGGGGGGGGAGGAAAATGTTTGGACCCGTTCGATCGGAAAC